TCTCTTAAATAAGCTTTTGGTATTCCATGCTTCAATGCTCGTCTATAAATTAAGCTTCCATGATTAGAGTCCAATAAATCCATCTTAGGAAACATTTTTTCTAATTCTTGTATGACAGGTATAGATAATTTTAATTCATCTCCAGCACTAGGAAGATCAGGGTCACTATCGTGAAATGACATTGCGTGTTTATCTACTTCATCTCCAATATGGATGACTCTATCAGGTTTATATTTTTTTTTTAAAAGTTTAAGAAAGTCCATTAACTCAGGCACATGATAAGGAATGTGAGTATCGCTTATTATCAAAACTGACTTATAGATCATAATTGATCTATACAACTATTTGGAGAGTAAGTAAAGTAATTGACCTAAAACTAAAAGTCCAATTGCACCAAGAGAATATAAAATTCTATCAATGTCTTTTTTCATATGATGAAGATGGTTTTTAATTATAAGATCAATTTTCTGATTAACTAATTTAATCTTACCATCTATCTCTACAAATTTTTCTTTACTTGATTTCATTATTTTTTCTTTCGCTTTCTTCTTAGGTCTGTATCATGTTTTCTACTTCCACGCAAAAAACTATTTACTCTACCCATTGACCAAGAAGCCATAGATGTACGAGGTCTTGACCCTGAAGATAAAAAAGCACCCTGACCTCTACGATATACTTTTTTTAAAGTTCCTAATGTTATATTTTTTCTACCTTTTGCTTTTGCTCTAAGTGTGGATATAACTCTTGGAGATAAAGGTTTTCTTCTAACAGCCATTACTTATACCTCGCAACAAACATTGATCTTGGTATTCTTTGACCTTTTTTATAAGCTTCCGACATAGCCTTAATAAGACTTGCTCTAGCTGATCTTTTACCACCTTTAAGACCTGATAAATATTTTTTTGGTATTTTTGTTTTCTTATCTTTTGCGACTTTTCTTCTTTTTGCCATGATCTGAGTCTTTCATTAATCTACCATCAGGCATATAATGATAACCTTTTGGTGCTTTCTTTCTTTTTTTTTTAGCCATTACTTTTTCTTTCTTCTTTTAGCCATTTTACTTTTTTTAGGCTTGTTCTTTCTTTTTTTATCTTTTCCATGTCCATAATGATAAGGCATAGTTTTCTCCTTTGTTAGTTTGCAAATTTACCACCTGACCATTTAGCATCAGGTAATCCATTTTTAAACTCCTTACCTGAATAAGTCAAAACTTGTTTTCTATTAGAGCCATCTTTATAAGAACAATGTACCCAACCACTATTAGGCTCTCCCTCTTTCCAAAACTCTAAAATAAGCTGGTCAAAATCACAGTTGTTTTCTATCCATATTGCAACTTGCAAATTAGATATACCAGCTATTTCAAAATCAACAGCTTCGCCTTTTGTATGTTGGCTAGATTTACTTGATTTCAAAATTTCGCACAATTCCTCTGTACGATAACCTGAAGTAATAATTATTGGTTTTTCAAACTTTGCTCTTACAGGCTCTAAAACAGCATAACATAAATCAGTAAGATTTTTTATTTCTCCTGACCCAGCTTTATTTTCTATCCCATGCCGAATAGCAGTAGATGACTTTTCAAATTCTTCTAATTTAAAATGTTTAGATAATTGCATGATTGACTCCTATCTTGCGTTACAAGGTACACCTTTAGAATTTACAAATGGTGCTTCTGCAAATGCCCAAAAAGCATATACATCTCCTGAGCCATTATTTTCGCCACCTGATGTTCTAATCTTAAATCCATTACTCAAAAAATCTACATTATCCTCAGTAACATCTGCAACATTTGTGTCTGGTCGTAAAACTATACCAACAGGATTATGTGGACTTCTTTTGTTATCTCTAACTCTCCAATGTCCTGTTCCATTTTTATATTCCTTCGTCATCAGCCATGAGGGTCTAAAGCCACAAAAAACTTGAGCACCATCTGTTGACCCATTTCCAACATAGAGTCCAAATTTTGAAAATCCACGAACTTCATGAAAACAATAAGCAATAATACTATCTCCGCTTTTATTCATAGTATCAAAGTTCCCAACTTTAAAAACTGAACTTGTTGGTGGTGCTGGAAAATCACCTGTTCCACCATTATTATATCCATTACCATTATCTAATTGTAAAAATCTTCTGGTTGTTCCTGAATTTGATCCTAAAACATCGTGATACACCATCCACGCATGACTACCGCTTCTATTTTTAATAATCATAGTTTTTGGAGCAACCGATAAACCATGAGAAATACTCCTATCTGTACTAGCATCGCCTGTATAAGTTACCATATCAAAACCAGCAGTAGTAGATTCTTTCCAACACCAAGCTATAATATTTTGACTTCCACCATTTAAAGCAGATGAGCCACTTGGAATTGTAAAACCATCACTATCAAAAGATGTAAAATAACTAACAGTTTGCTCTCCATCAGGCTCATCACTATTAAGCAATTTAGTTGCACCTCTAGCAGAATCGTATTTTTGATGCCTACTAGCGGTTTCTCTATTTTTAAACCAGATAAAATCAGGTTGCATATCTTCAGAGCCATCTAAAGTGATAGATTGTGCTGAAGAACTACCTACATAATTTTTACATTGAAAATATAATTCAGGATTATCTATTGTTGTATAATTTGCCATTAACTATTTTCTCCTAAATTTTTACTACATAAACTTAAAAACCCTGATGGTGGAGCATATTCAAAATTACCAAATCCATTACCATCTGCATTACCTGATGTGATACTATATGCTGGAGATCCAAAATTACAAAACCAACCCTCACCACCACCACCTGTTGAAGTAAATGATGGCATATAAAAATCGCCATCAGTTATATCAAATGCTTCATTTGATCCACCAGCAGGATCACCACTATTAAAAAAAGTTCCATTTTCTCCAAACCAAATTTTTTTATTATCTAAATCTAAAGCAATCATTACTACGTCTCCATTAGATATTGCTGATCCATATGATGACGCACTTGCATTATAAAGTTTGTGTCCATCTGATCCTCTTATACCATAACTTTTTGTAGTATCGCCTGGAAAATTTGTCATTGAATGTGGTATAGATTCTGCATCTATTATTCCAATATACCAATGATTAGTTGAAGATAAATGGTTTTTACATTCCCAATACCACTTTCCTGAATTAACTGCAAAAGTTGATCCCCATTGTCTTTGGTTACTATCGCCTGATGCTTTAACTCCCTTTAATGCACCCTCACTATATTCAATCGCTGTATTAAGAGTAACGCTTAAAGTACAAAAATTATTTGTGCAAGTATCAGTAGATTGATCTATGCTAGTTAAATTATTTACAGTAAAGTTATTAGAATTTCCTGATACATCTGCACCTAAACTACTTGCATTTTCAAAGTCTAAATAAAAACCATTTGTACCAAAAGTCAATCCTGATACATCTTTAGGTTTCCATATTGTAGGACTATCTTCGTCAAATTCTCCAAAGGAACTTGAATCTAATGCTGATCCATCCACCATAACAAGTTCAGCCATATAACCATCATAATATGTACTTGTGCCATTTCTAATTCCAACACTATGAATAATATCAGAATTAAAAGCAGAGTCATAATCTTCTGATGGATAAGATGCTTCTACAAAACCACCTGAATATAAAGTTCCATTGATATATAGTTTTACTCTATTTGAAGCTGTGGCTTGTGTAGTATCAACAGATGCTAATAAATGGTAAAAAGCTGAAGTATCCCTAAATTTTTGATTTGTTAAAACTCTAAATTCTTGTGATCCATTACTAGCATATCCTGATATGTTTAATTGATCGTTTGAATCAAATTTAAACTGTGCCATTTGAGTAGAATTATAAGTTCCAGCAGTAAATATATAAGCATAATCATAAGATAAAGTTGATCTTTTAACCCAAGCTGAAATTGTAAATGTTTTTCTATTTCCAGCTCCAGAATGAGTTTGAGTTAAACTTGGACTATCGCCATCATTGAATCTTAATGAATTAGCAACATCATATCCTGTATCTTTTATGGAGTTAGTTCCAAGTATTAAAGGCATTTACATCTCCTTTGGAAATTCGGCTAAAGGTCTTGTTTGAGTTCCATCTTCTTGTGTTGTGTATTCGTATAATGCTTTTAGTTCATCAACAGTAGTACAAGCATCTATTTGATTTTCCATTTCATTTGATTTTGCTCTTACATCTGATCTAAAAGTTGTAACATTTGCTGGTACAGAATAATCAGCAACTTCTGTAGCTTTTACTACATACCAATCAGTAGGTGCTAATAATCCTGATGCTTGTTGTTTTATAATTTTTTTCTTTTCTGTTTTTAAACCATAATTAATTACTTGGTTGCCATCTTCATCTAAAACATTTTCTCCATCTTCATCAACAGCATCTTCATCTTCTAATCTTTTTGGTGTAGCAGTTCCCCATGATTTTGTAACTTGATTGTCTGCAAAATTATATTGTTCGTTTGTGTTATTATAATATTCTTCATCTTTTTTATTTGTTGAGTCTATGATTACTTCATGAATACCTATGTTATTTAATTCTTCTTCTGTCCAAAGTTGAAATATTTTAGCTGGATATTGAACATCACCTATAACCATAGCTTTAGGATTTGTAATTAATTTTGATATTGAGTTATCTTCTACTAATGCCCACATATTTTAACTTTCACTTAAATTTAATGTTCTACCTACTTCTTGCCATACAGCACCATTATAACGAAAAACTAAAATGTCTGTTTTACCATCTGTTGAAGTAAATGTTGGTGCAGTTGAACTAGCAAATTCAAATACAGTATTAAAAGCTATCGTGTGTGTGCCATCATAATTAATTTCTAATGAGATAAAAGCACCCTCAACAGGATTAGTTGGTACACCAAAAGTAGTGTTTTCTGTTGTTAGATGATATGCGTTTGGCTTTGCCTGAGTATCCCAAGCCACAGCATTTGATGAAGATGTTAATGCTTGTTGTGGTATATAAGCTAAATCGTTAAATTTAATTGCACCTGTTCCATTTGTTGTAAAATCAATATTACCATTTGCTCCATCTGTAATAGTAATATTACCTGAGTTTGTTCCTTTATTTGTATCTAAAATTAAATCGTATGCTCCACTTGTTGTTAAAGTAGCAGACGCACCACCTGAGCCTATAATTGTTTCTCCTGAGCCTTTTGGTTTAATGTGTAAATCAACATTTGTTTCTCCACTTGCTCCGAGTATCGGTGGATTACCTGTTGAAGCATTTGTGACTTCTAGTTCATTAACTGCTGATCCTGTTTTTTGAAATATTATTTGTTCGTTTCCATCATCGTCTGCAATAAAATGAGCATCGTCTATTTTAATATTATTTGAATTTGTATCTAAATCTCCACCTAATTGTGGTGAAGTATCATTAACTATATCAAAGGTTACTGATGAATCTGTAAAATCAACTGTATTTGCTGAAGTATTTACAGTAGCAAAAGTAATATCATCTGAGCCATCAAAGAATTTTATTGTTAAACTATTAGACCCTGAGTTTGTGGTATCAAGCCACATAGTGCCTGTCGTTGCACCACTTGGTCTTGAAGTTCCTGAGTGCATTGAATTTAATGCAGATAAAGAATTGTTTAAATCTGTCCTAAAACTAGGGAAAGATTGGTTAGCAATATTCATGTCATGTTGTGCCATAATTTCTTATACTCCTTTAAAATCCTTTTGCAATAAAATCAAATGTTTTAGAAATTGCTGTATTTGAACTATTTTTAAAAGTTACATTAAATCCATTTATAGTTTTACTTTCTACTAAAAAATAGTCTCCTGTTGACATTCCTTGTCCTGTAATTCCTACTGCATAATTAACAGTTTTGAAAGGATTTGTAAATGTTATTGATTTAGTTCCTGACCCACTAACAATATCATTTCCACTAAATATCCTATCTGGCATATCTATTGTAACAGAAACCTCAGATACAACAGGTGTAGATGCTTGGTCTGTTGATGTTAAAACAACTCTAAATTTAAAATATCTAGCTGTATAATTACCAATTACAAAATTTTGGAAAGATGTAAATGTAGAATTATCATCGCTAGTTGCTATTTCTATATGTGCATCACAATTGGCTGGTGTATCTCCATCAAAGTTTGAACTAGCAGAATCAAAATTACCACTTTTATTATCAAACAAGTCATCAGGATTGTCTGATGTTTGAGTCAAAAATGCTGTTATTCTTACAGTATGTTTTGCACCTATATCAATAACATCTTCAAATTCATAATTACCACTTGTGTTGAAGTCTGCATTAGCAACACCTGAATCAAAAAATCTTGTAGTTTCGTCATCAAAATCTCCACTTGCAGAATCAAACAACTCTGAAGAATCTAATTCAATTGCATTATCTGTTATTACTGTATTTGTTAAAGTTCCATTAAAGGATGGATGTTCGTTTTGAGTGGTGATTGTATTAAATCCAGCAACATCTGTAACATTAGAAATAATAGCTGTTGCATTAGAACTAAAATTACCTAATTTATCTACTGCTTTAATAAGATAAGTTCCAGCCCTAGCGGGTACAGTTATTGATGTAGCTGGTCTTGAAACTTTTGTAACTAAATTAACAGAGTTTTGCCAATCAGCAGTACCATCTGTTTCTGAAGCATATCTAATTTGATAAAATGCTAAATCTAAATCTGTAATAGCTGTCCAACTTAAATGAGCATCTTGTCCTGTAATATTACAAGAAAAATCAGAAACATCGCTTGGTGGTAATATTGCACCTACAATTTTTCTTTGTGCTGATACATAAGAAGAAGAAATCCCAAGAGTTGAAACTGCTTTAACCCTTACATCATAAGTTTGTTGGTCAATTACATTTAAAACCCTGTGATTTAATCCTGAGCCTTGTGCATAAATAATAAAATTTGAGTCTGTACTTAATTTGTATTCTACTTGATAGTAGTCTGTAAATTGATCTGGTGAAGCACCAATAGCAACATCTAAAGCTACAATTACAGTTCCATCATTATATTCAACTAAAGTGTCTGATAAAGTTACACTAGCTGGTGCTTGAACTGTAAAAGGATTTGGTAAAGTAGTTGATGGTGTACTAGAAACTTGTCCTTTGGTTGCAAATGTATAATGAGATGCTTGGTATTCTATAAGGTTTAAATCAATAGTATAATCTTCTTTAAATGTCATAGATAAAACTCTAAAAGATTTACTTGAAAAACCTAAACTAGATAAAGTGACATTTACAATATCTCCTATGTGTAATTCATAAGCTTTAAATCCACAGTTAATACTAATACCTAAAGATTCTCTACTTCGTCTAAGTATAATCTCAGCCATCTCCTCAGCTTGATATGGAGAAGTAATAGTTCTAAAATCAAATCTACCCTCTAGCAAAAATCCACCATCTGCTGTTTTCATAGTTGCGTGTTGATCTGCACTTGCTAATCCTGAATCATCAATAGGTGGAAATTGAATTTCATCTACTTGATAGTTTCTGTCAGGATTTATAAAAGAAGCAATAACTCTATTATATTTAGAATTTTTTGTAGGAGAAGCTAAAGCATATCCACCAATAATATCATCTTCTGTTAAAGATACTGAAGCTGTACCTGTTGTCTCAATAACTAATTTATATTTACCCTGAACATAAGGAAGATAACCTCTCATTCCTTTTACAATATCTCTTACATTGTCTAATACTTTTTTTGATGTATCTACAACAGCATTACAATCAAATAAATTTATATCACTACCACCTGAAAATGGTGTAACCTGTGTAACGCAAACTTGTGAAGCATCATAAAAACTTTGTAAATCTAAACTTGATGTAGCAATACCTTTTCCATATCTTTCGTTTCTTAAATAATCTAATAAACAAAAAGCTGGGTTTGTAGAAAAGGATGCTGTTTGCTCTGATAAGTTAGATGCCAATGTAACAATCTTTTTACCTCTAAGTTTTGCTTGTACTGTTGGTATTCCACCAAATACATCTTGATTCCATTTAAACCTTAAAGCTAAATAACAAATACCTCTTAATCTATGATTGCTTCCCCATGATGATAAAGGTGTTAAAACACTTGATGCTACTTGGTCATCTGTTCCCATAAATGCTTGTATTTGAATATGACTTGTAGAGTCTTTGTAAAAATTACTATCGCTACTTGCTACTTCTCTTACTGTGCCATGAGTTAATGCACCATCAAATGTGACTACTTTGTCATCCACTTTTATTTGTTCTATTGAATTTACCTCTCCCTCACTTAATACTAAAGCAACATATAAATAAGTATTATCTGTTCCTGAAGTTTCTATAAATACTCTAGTTCCACCAACTAATCTTTCTCCATAAATTACAGGAACACAAGCATTGTTAGATTGTTTATTTAATAATATACCTCTTTCAGTTTCTTCAAAATCATTTGTACCAAAGTCAGGAACATCAGGTTTCATTGATCTCATAAACAACCAACCAATAGCCATTACACCTAATGCAACAAATGGATTAAATCCACCATTAAAGATATTAAATGCTGATATAACAGGCTTTATTATTTCTTTTACTTTGCTACCCATTAGTTATGAAACTCCCTTTTATATTTTTTGGCAACTCTATATACTTTGTCGTTTTTATCTAAACGCAACCAAGATATAGATTCGTTTGTTTTTAATAATTTTTTAAAATAGTTATAAACCCAAGACATAACCTCTTTGCTATTTCTGATTATAATAATATCATATAACCATAAAAAATTACCACTTTTCCATTCATTTTTATAAATTGTGGATGTTTTAATGTATGAATTTTCTATTTCTTTACTTAGATAAGCCCAATTAACAAAACCAAATATTCCTTGTTCATCCTTAAATATTTTGTACTGATTAAGATTTATTGAAGGTAAAATATGATAGTATAACTCAGGATATGTATTTTTTTTATATTTATCAAACTTATAGTACAAGTTAATAATCTCATCAAAAGTTGTCATTCTCTACCCCACTTAATATCTAAAACTGTTTCACTTGAATAATCCATTCCAACATCTGTACTAAAAAATCTTTGCTGAGAAGCATTGTTTGTTTTTCTGCCTGACTTTTTATCAAAGTCTGCCCAATGTGATACAATTATTAATTTAACATTTGATTGAGTTTCTGTTTCAGCTATCTCAAATGTATCTATGTTTCCTGAGTATAATAATATTGGGTCAGCTATAATTGAATTGTTTGAATCTAATAATCCTCTGTATATTTCAACAGTATCATTAACAACATTCTCATTTAATACAGTAGATATAAATGTAGTATCTGCACCTGATAGAGATAAGCTTAATGATGTTTTTGTAATATCTGTTTGTTCTTCAAATGATGAGCCACCAACTAAAAATGCAGAAGAAGTGTAAGTTCTACTTGTACCTGATATTGAAGAAGTTAAATCAAAGCTGTTATCAGTTAAATATACAGGTGTTGAAAATCCTATTTCAATAAGATGTATGGGTCTAATCTGACCTGTTAATAACTCGTTTTTTACTGCTGTCGTTAGTGTTCGTGCCATGTTCCTCGTAATATGTTCTAGTTATAGCTTCTGTACCTTTTATCATGGTAAAATTAAATTTGCTATCAGGTTTTTTGTAAGCTTTTAAATCGTTTGTTTGCTCGTCAATCTCATCTTCATTTACAATAGCAGTAGCTTCAAATTCAGCACTAATTAAGTGTGTAATCTTATATTTTTTCATTAAAGAGTTTCTTCAACATCCAACTCAAATTGATATAAAACATTACCATCTTTATCAGCACCTACTGTGCCAAACTCTTGAATATCATTTATTAAATGCACAGTAAAAGGAACATTATCATAAGTAACAGCAGAATCATTGGCTAATGCAGTTATGAGAGGTGGCTCTATTGTAATTGTTGCTTCGTTTGACCCATCGGCTGTTGCATCTGCAACTACCATATAAACTTTATTATGTGATGCAAATTTAACAAAGTCTCCAGCTTTCAAAGTTCCTGTCATGCCATCAATGTCTATTGTAGTGTCTCCAATTGCGTGAACACCATTTACAAGAACAGTACCACTAACATTTCCTCTAGCATCCTCTATTTCAGGTGGGATTATTGTAAAGTTTTCTTTTCCTGATCTTTGTTTAATTATAAAAGCCATAAGTTCTCCATAAACATCTGATCTTTTTGCTGTAATAATTCTAGCTGTAAAACCAAATCTTTGATTATCTACTTGTCTTGCTAGTTTTTTTCCTGAGATTGATTTTGATATAATTGTATTTTGAATTGACTTGATACCTAATGTTTCAAATTTAGATGTTGATATTGGAAATGCACCACTCATTATACTAACTCACTTCTTCCTTTTTCTGCTAAAGCATTGTTTATTATTCCTGTTATAGTACCTCTGTTCTCTTGTAAAGCATCACTAAATCCTCTTGAATCTATTGTGTTAATTGTAAAGTTAACATTAACTGCTCTACCACCTGTACCTCTAGCTGATTGTGTTATTTGACCTGTGCTGTTTGGAACAAATACTTCTGCACCTCTTTCTCCAACTACAACAGGCTTACCTTTTGATACTGCTCCACCTTTTGCCATAAAT